GCAACTAAGAAAGATGTCTTGCGTCAGCTTAGAGAGATTAGGCGAGAAAAGGATGAGATGCTTTCTGGTCAATTGATAAAAGGGGAGACTCTTTTTGCTGATGCTAACCCTGACTTAAGAGGCTTAACGAATTTCGGTGACGAAAGCAAAACCTCTGCTGAGATTAAAAACTTCTATGGTAAGAAAGAAGAATTCTTACTTAAGAAAGCTGAGGAGTTAGATCCTGTAGGTTTTGATAGAGAGGAGTTCTTTAGAATGCTAGGAGCAGATGACGAGTCCATCGAGGTAGGTGGGGTAGACTAAAAAAATAAAAAGGGGCTTGCGCCCCTTTCTTTTTACCTAAGCTGCATGGTAACGATTTCTTCAAGTGCCATGTCTTCAGTTACGGAGAAGTACAATGGGACGGTAGTTCTTTGGTAATCACTATCTGAACCAATTACTACAAAGTCTCCCTCGCAAAAAAATGTAAAAGGGAATGCTTCTGGGTGAGTGCTACGAGCAGCATAAGGAATATCGCCCCCAATTTCTTGAATTCTCCAAACACCTAGGTATTCAGTATCCTGGTTTGTTTCGAACTCAATAAATACGATGCCTTCCATTTCTCTTGAGTCATCAAAGTGAAGGTTGTCAATCTCATTAAATCCGTCTTCTTGAGCCTGTGTGATTGATGCTAAGGCTAGTGCTGCTATTAGAATTATGTTTCTCATAATGATGTATATTTGTTTCTGCTAATATAGGAGCTTGTTAGCTTCTAACCAAGTTATTAACAAAAATTTTAATTATGATTTTATTTCTAAGCGTAATGTGTGGTTTACTGTTGTGTGCATGTATATACCTTGTGTATCTACTAAACAACAGAGAAGTTGACAAGAACAATAACTTTATCCCAGACTCTCTTGATAGCAGGTGTGTTGAGATGAAGGCTGATCTTAAAAAAATCAAGGAGTCGTTAGACATTGTTGCTGACGATTTATACAAATCTCTCTCATAGCTAATGCCGAAAGACAAGAAGAAATGAAAGTAGGCAAGATATACAAGAAGGGTGGTAAGCTGTCTATATCTAAGGATAAGGTTGAGGTAGATCCACCAAAAGGTTACCACTGGATGGAGGAGCAAGGAAGGTACTATCTTATGAAGGGAGAGTATCAGCCTCACCCAGGTGCTGTCGAAAAGGCAATGTTTAAAACAGCCTCACATCCAAAGTCTTAATCGGGGATTGTTATAGCCTCATCCCCTTCTAGCTTCCTGTAGAATCTTTGTACGGCTAGTCTTGCCTTTTGAGATAAGGTGTATCTATTTTTATACGTGGTTCTTTCGTGGAATAGCGCTTCAGAGAAATTCATTTCACTCACCTTGTTTCTATCAAACGCCTTGTCTATCCATCCCCGGCTCTGCAATGGGTAGAGAATCTTCTGCTTAAACTTTAGCCTACTCTGAAATAAAGCGTCTGCTATGTGGTTAGCGGTAAAGAATTCGTAGTCATACATAAACAGCATAACATTGATTTCATTCATCGTTAGCTTTGTAGTCCCTGATATATCTCTGATAGCATGCTTATAATACTTTAGGTAGTTCTTATTAACGTACCTATCGTTTAAGTATGAAAACTCCCTAGTTTTCCTTCCTTTATGGTGTCTTGCCATTTAATTATATTTGCTACACAAATTTAACAATATGGCTACTCTTTCCGGCAACTCAATAAAAAATACCTACCAAGGTCTATTAAAGACTTCTGACAGCACTGCTGTGTCTGGCACACTTAAGACTGTTGAAGACGGTAGTGGTAATAGTACTGCTCTGTCTGTATCATCTACTACTGTGAAGGCAGCAGCCTTACAGATTGAGACTCCGCTTAGAGCCTCCTCTACAAATGTTTTGGTTTGGGATAGCACAACAAAGAGTGTAGGCTATAGAAGCTTACCTGTGTTTGAAACCGTCACCGCTACCGTAACAGGATCTACTGATCCTACATTAGCTATTGCTGACTCAGGTGGGACTACTTCTTCATTCGTCTTTAGTGGAGGCAATGGTATTGATATTACTCAATCCGCTAACACAATAACTTTCGCTAACACAACCGAGACTGTAAACACAATCTCAACAGTAACAACACTCACAGCAGCTGACTCAGGTAAGGTTCATCTCTTAGATTCAAATGCCTTAGCTGGAAATACTGTTACGTTGCCTACATGTGCTGCGGGATTGTATTTCAAGTTTCTCTTCATAACAGCTAGCAATACAGAGTTCAATATTGTTACAGCTAATGCTGGTACTAGTGGAACAGTTCAAAGGTTTATAGGTAAGGTATCTGTTGAAAGTACAACTGATGAACAACGAGCTGTTCAAATAGTAGCGAACACAGGAAACTCTTACGACAATGACACATTATCTTTAGATGCAGACTCAGCTACTAGCGGAGGAAATCAAGGTGATGTTATTGAAATATACGGAGCTACCATTTCAAGTGTAGCCACATGGGTCGTTGATGCTAGACTCACAACAAGTAACTCAAACCCAAGTAGCATCGCAGTTATAGGAGCCGCTTAATGGAGAACCATAAGAACTTCGTTGTTAAAATAAAAAAGCTTATCAAAGAAATCTTAGTAGTAGCTGAGGAGGAAGGGGTAAGTGATGACTTCACCTACATCTTTTGTTTCGGAGTTGACAGAAAAGACTTCTTTCATGAGATTGAGTATACTGCGGGTTACTCTTGGGACGTAGGTAATAAGCAGCAGTTTGATGAGCTTATGACTATATTAGACGAAGCTTATGAATTTAATAATGATGACAGTGACGACCTCTTTGGTAATATCTGTTTAAATTAATTGCAATGGCAAATATTATTAGAAAGATAGTCGTGGGGCCAAACCCTAAAGACGCAATGGCCTATTATGTAGGCATGAGAGCTGGGCAAGGAAATGTTTCAGCCATAATGGAGGACGACCGATCCCTATATAAATACAATGTACGTAGGTACGAGATTTACATCGAGGACGATGACTCTTCTATTCTATGGAAAACCATAGAGAACCAACCAGTATTAATTGAATATGATTGTAATTTTTAATATAGATGAACGCATTAAATCACTTTATTGTCCATGTGCCAAAGAAGCATGAGGACACAGTAAAAGTAGGTGATAAGGATATTTTCTTAGACCCTAAGTTCAACGAGTTCGAACACAGAATTTCTTATGGAGAAATTGTTTCCGCACCTTCAAAGTACGACACTGGCGCTAAGCCTGGTGACACATTAATATTTCAGCACCACGTTACAACTAACAAGGTGCTAAGTATTGGAGACAACAATCACGTAGCTATGTATGATGCTGAGAACGGACACCTCAGCCAATGTATTGCTTACCGATCTAAGAAAACTGGAGAACTGAAAATGCTTTGTGATTGGCTTTTTGTTGAGCCCGTTGAAGAAGAGCAAGAAGATACAGAGCAGAATGGAATTGTTACTGAGCTTGAATCATTCAAGAAAGCTCGTGATGTAGCTAGAGTATACATGCCTCATCCGGAGCTTGAAGAGCAAGGTGTGAGAGTTGGTGATGTTGTCGGATTTGACAAACACGCCGACTATAAAATTAAGTTAGACAATGGTGACATTGTTTACAGGATGCGTGTATCTAACATAAGCTATGTCGAAGTCCAAGTCGAAGAAGTTCACAACGATTGATGCAGCCAAAAGGCTAATGACATCAATGGAGGAGGCAATCGACAACATGATTACTGAAATCCGAAAGCCTGTTGACCCTGAGATAAATGGTTCCGCACGTAAAGCAGAGCTGCAATCTATTAAGCAGACTGCTGTTGACTGCAAGGAACTTCTTGTTGAAAGGCAGCGATTAGAGCAAATGGTTAAAGATCTTTCTTCAACGGGATCTATACAAGAGGAAACTGACTACAGTAGTGGGTTTGCTGAAAGAATGGCTAAATAAATTAATTTATGGCTTACAAGGATAAAGAAGCTCAAAGGGAAGCATCAGCTCGTCACTATAAGAAAAATAAAGAAAGGATCGTAGAGGAAAGTGCAAAGAGAAATAAACTACGAAGAAGTTGGAATAGAAAGTTTTTAAATAAAGTAAAGGATATGTTTCACTGTGCAGACTGCGGTGAGGATGAATCCATACTCTTAGACTTTGATCACGTGAGGGGAGAAAAACTAAGTAATGTTTCTGATATGGTGGGTAGATCTTATTCGATAAAAGCAATAAAGAACGAAATTCGTAAGTGTGAAGTTCGGTGCGCTAATTGCCACAGAAGGAAACACGCTAATGAAAAGAATAATAAATGCTAATAGATGTTGAGGAACATGATGAACAGGGTATTGTCATATGCCCCAATGGTTCGATTGGTGAAAGTATTGAGCTCTGTGGGCTTCACGTTGTGCTTCCCGCTGCCCCTAAGGATGAAGAGATTGCATATCACGACCTTCCGAAGGAAGAGCAATATTGGAGGCGACAAGAACTACCCGAAGAGTTGTTGCGTGTTAAGTCTATGGATGACTGGTTGGAAGCCCCGAAAGAGTTTAGGAAAAAATTTCATCCACATGTCGAAAGGGAGTTTGAGCGTAGGCGTGTCGGCTTTTGGTTTTTCAATGACGGTGTTCGCACGTATATTTCGGGGCATCATTACATGTTCCTCCAGTGGTCTAGAATAGACATTGGATACCCTCACTACCTGTCTTTCCAAAGAGATTTGTTTTTACATATGTCTGCATGCGAGGTAGACTCTAGATGCATGGGTCAGTTGTATGTGAAGTGTCGTAGGTCTGGGTACACTAATATGTGTGCTTCATCTATAGTAGACGAGGGTACTCAAGTTAAAGAGAAGCTGTTAGGCATACAGTCCAAGACTGGTAAGGATGCTCAGGAAAATATTTTTATGAAAAAAATAGTTCCAATATTCCGCAGCTATCCGTTCTTCTTTAAGCCTATACAAGATGGTACGACTAACCCTAGGATGGAGTTAGCATTCAGAGAACCATCTAAAAGAATCACTAAGAAAAATAAAACATCTACTCGTGGTGAGGCTCTAAACACAATTATAAATTGGAAGAACACAACTAACAATGCTTACGATGGTGAGAAGGTTCATTGGCTTTATTTAGATGAGGCGGGTAAATGGGAGAAGCCTACAGATATTCGAGAAGCCTGGAGAATACAAAGGACTTGTCTTATAGTTGGTAGGCGAATTGTAGGCAAGGCTATGGTTGGTAGCACTGTGAATCCTTTAGATAAAGGAGGCAATCAGTATAAAAAGATATGGGGGGACTCTGATCCTTTGGAGCGTAATGCTAACGGCAGGACTGTTTCTGGGTTGTACAGAATATTCATACCATCTTATGATGCTCTTGAGGGTTTCTTTGATAGGCATGGTAATGCTGTAGTTGATGACCCAAACTCTCCTATTGAGGGGGTTGACGGAGAAATGATTGCCTTTGGAGCTAAGACATTCTTGAAGAATGAAAGGTCTGCAATGAAGAATGATGCTAGGGAACTCAATGAGTTTATCCGGCAGTTCCCATTTTCTCCAGAAGAAGCTTTCAGAGATTCTGTTGAAAGTAGCCTTTTTAATATTGGGAAGATTTACGAGCAGATAGAGTATAACGATAACTTATATCCGCAACCATTTGTAGAGGGTAACTTTGTATGGGAGTCTGGTAAGAGAGATACTAAAGTTCTTTTTAGACCAACATCTGGAGGGCGATGGAAAATAGGGTGGATGCCGCCTCCTGAGCTAAGAAACATTAGGAAAATCGAGAGAGGCAATATGATCGCTCCGAACTCTAGACTTGGTTGTGGTGGCGTGGATAGCTATGATTTAGATGCTACTGTCGACAACAGGGGGTCTAAAGGTGCTTGTCATTTATACAATAAGTTTAGTATGGAGCACCCTTCGAATATTTTTGTGGCTGAGTACATCAGTCGTCCTCCAATGGCTAAGATATTTTACGAAGATATTTTGATGGCTTCTTATTTCTATGGGTATCCCTTATTGATAGAAAATAATAAGTACGGGATAGTACGTTACTTCGAGGAGCGTGGTTATGATGGTTATGTTTTAGATAGGCCAGCTCATCTGAGATCCACTAGCAGTTCCGT